TAAACAACAAATTAGAAGAATTAAGAAGATGGTTTGATGCTATGAGTGATTGCGTATGACTGCCAAAAAAAAAGGTGCAGATGGAAAAGCCTGTTGGAAAGGTTATAGATTTGCAGGAACAAAAAAAGGCAAAGATTCTTGTGTTAAAGTAAAATCATCAAACAAAGCTAAAAAATATGCAATGGGATAAATTATGAAAGGCGTAAAACACTACACTAAAGATGGTAAAGAATGGAAGGGCAATATGCACACAATGCCTAATGGCAGTTTGCATACAAATAAAACCCATACTAAAACCTCACAAAAATTAGTGCATTATAAAGAGTTGTCTAAAACAGCTAAAGCTAGATCATAATGGCTATTGATTACAGAGGTGAAAAATTTTCTGGTTACAACAAGCCTAAAAGAGCTAGAACTAAAACTAAAAAGTTTGCTGTATTAGCTAAAGAAGGAACTACAATTAAATTAGTAAGATTCGGTGATGCTAATATGACTATTAAAAAAGACCAACCAGCTAGAAAAAAGTCTTTTAGAGCAAGACATAAATGTGATGAAAAGAAAAGTAAATTAAGTGCAGGATATTGGTCTTGTAAGAAATGGTAAAATATAATGGCTGAATTTGATTATATAAATACTCCTCTTGGTGAATTAGAATATTTATTGCCAAATTTTGAAGCTATGATGCGTGGCACAAAACCAGAAGCAACAGCTAATCTAGCAAGTAGAGCAGATGTAGGAACTGGTTATATAGATAGCATAATTGGAGCAGACGCAGTTCTTGGACAAAGCACAGTAGACCCAAGATATGGATTATCATACAAGGATAATGATAATTTAAATGCTAGTCTTATTTACGATCAAGATGGAAGGGAAGCAAATATAAATGCAGGGCTTTTAGGTGGAAATGCTTACACCAAATATCTTAAAGATAACGCTAACAACTCTACATTAAAAGCTGGGTATCAAAATGATAGAGGTGGATTGAGTTTTCAAAAAGACTTTAGTGGGGGAAATGAATACAGAGGAAACATTAATCTAACACCTGATACATCTTTAGATTTCTTAAAAAATAACAACACTAAAAAACTTTTATTACAACATTATTTAGACAAGAACAGATCTATAAGTGGAGCAGTAACAAATACAGACAATGGAACTGGTTTAAATTTAGGATATAATAATAAATTAACTGATAACAGTAACTTTAATGCAAATTATAGTAAAAATCGCAATGGAGATTACATGGCACAGTTGATGCTTAAATATGGTTTTTAATTAACTACGGAGCAATGACCCATAATGGAGTTGCATAACAATGGACAAAGAAGAAAGAAAAGAGTTAGCTGCTAAACGCAGTTCAGAGGTAAATAAAGGAAATACAAACTCTAGCAAAATCAATAGGTTGCTTGGAGATACACTTAAACGCAAGTTAATACAAGATGAAGCTGTAAGAGCTAACAAAGTAGTTGATGCTTTAATAACAAAAGCAGAAGATGGTGATGTCCATGCTATCAAAGAAGTGCTAGATAGAACTGATGGCAAAGTGGTCCAAGAATCTAAAATATCTGGTGATAGTGATGAACCATTAATGATTAAGGTTATTACTGGAATCAATGACAACGATTAATACTGGATATGTACCCAGAGAACCTCAAAGACAGATTCACAAAGCTGTAAAAGATAACAGATTTGTTTGTATAGTAGCTCACCGAAGAATGGGTAAGACTGTTGGTGCTATTAACCAATTAATACATAGTGCATTAAATTGTGAGTTAAAGAATCCAAGAATGGCTTATTTAGCTCCAACTTATTCACAAGCTAAAAGAGTAGCTTGGGATATACTTACTGAATATACAAGACCATTAAAAGCTATAAATAATATTGCAGAGTTAAGATCAGACTTTATGGGTCGCAGAATATCTCTTTTTGGATGCGATAATATTGATGCTTTAAGAGGGCAGTATTTTGATTTGGTTTGTATTGACGAATACGCACAGATTAACCCAAGTCTATTTAGTGAGATTATAAGACCTGCTATTGCAGACAGAAAAGGTAAAGTTCTTTTTATAGGAACTCCTAAAGGTAGAAACCATTTTGCTACATTAAGAGATAAAGCAGCAACTGGCAAAGACAGTTGGAAGCTATTAGAGTTTAAAGCTAGTGAAACTGGATTAGTAGACCAGGAAGAATTAGATGCAGCACTTAAAGAAATGGGTGAGGATAAATACTCACAAGAGTTTGAGGTAAACTTCCACACACCAGTAGAGGGTGCTTATTATGGTAGCCTTATAAATGATTTAGAGTTTAAGCAACAGATAAACGATAGTGTAATTCGTGATGATATTTGCAAAACATTTGTTTCATGGGATTTAGGTATGGGTGATAGCAGTGCACTATTTGTGGCACAATCAGCAGGACAAGAAATACACATTATAGATTTTTTAGAGAATCATGGTCAGGGACTAGATTATTATATTAATTGGTTAAGAGACAACCGATACGATACAGCAGAACAGCTACTCCCTCATGATATACAAGTAAGAGAATTAGGAACAGGAAAGTCCAGACTTGAAGTATTAGAAGAAGCTGGATTAAATTGCAGAGTTGTACCAAAGCTAGGAATAGATGATGGCATACAAGCTGTACGCAGAATGTTGCCAAGATGTTGGTTCAATACGAAAGTTAAAGATGCAGTTGATCTATTAAGGAATTATCGTAGAACTTATGATGAAAAACGAGATGTATTTTTTGATAAGCCTTTACATGATTTTACAAGTCATGCTGCTGATTCATTTAGATACCTGGCAGTAGGATTAAACGAAACAGATAATGGATGGGATAAACCTCTTGAAATTAATAAACAATGGATAGTATAAATGGCATACGATAAAAAAATGATGAATAAAGATTCTGATGATAACCGAGAATTAGTAAATATTGTTGAATCACACATTGATGACTCATTAGGCTTTATTTCAACTGAAACTTCTCTATCAAGACAAAGAAGTCTCTCGTATTATATGAGGGAAGTTTATGGTAACGAGGTCGAGGGTCGTAGTCAAATTGTAACAGCAGAAGTTGCAGAAGCAGTTGATGGTGCATTACCACAACTAATGAAAGTCTTTACTCAATCTCAAAACGCTGTTGTATTCGAGCCAACAAACGAAGGCGATGGCGAAATGGCAGAACAGGCAACATCCTATGTGAACCACATTTTTTATAAAGATAACAATGGAATTGAATTGCTGCATGACATGATGTGGGATGCTCTTTGTCAAAAAGTTGGTGTACTAAAAGCATATTGGGATGACAAGAAAGATGTAACAAAAGAAAAATATGAAAATCTAACTGAAGACGAACTTGCAATGATTATGCAAGACGAAGAAGTAGAAATAGTTTCTCAAGAAGTTGTAGAAGAAGTTATAGAGCAAGAGCCACAACCAGCAATAAATCCAGAAACAGGACAGCCTTTAATTAATGATATGGGCGAAACATTAATGATGGATGTAGAACCTATTGTTAATACTTATTACAATATTAAATGCAAAAGAACTAAAGACTCATCTAAAGTTAAAATTGAATCAGTTGCTCCAGAAGAATTTTTAATTGATAAAAGAGCTATTAACATTGAAGATGCAGATTTTGTTGCACAAAGAAGTTTAGTTACTCGTAGTGATTTAATTGCTATGGGTTACGATAAGGATGTTGTAGCAGAATTATCTATGGGTGATACATTAGATTTTACTCCAGAAAGAGTTGCCAGATATGGAAGTGGTGAAGAACCTTTTAATACAAATAATACTGAAGATGAAAGTATGGAGCGAATTGAATATTATGAATGTTATATTCGTTCTGACTTAGATGGTGATGGTATAGCAGAAAGACATAGAGTTTGTTACGCAGACAACAAAGTGCTTATGCACGAAGAATGTGATTATCAACCATTTCACTCTATATGCCCTTTCCCAATACCACATAAGTTCTTTGGTGAATCATTAGCTGATCGTACAATGGATTTACAATTAATTAAGTCTACTATTACTAGACAAATGTTAGACAATTTATACCTAACTAATAACTATCGTGTTGGTGCAGTTGAGGGTCAAGTTAATCTTGATGACTTACTTACATCTACAGCAGGTGGTGTTATTAGAATTAAGAATCCTAATGCTTTAGTTCCACTTACAGTCCAATCTAGTGCTGGACAATCATTCCCTATGCTTGAGTATTTAGACTCTATACAAGCTAAAAGAACTGGCGTTAGCGAAGCATCACAAGGATTAGACCCTAACATATTACAGAATGTAACAGCTACAGCAGTCGCTGCTATGTCAAGTGCAGCAGGTGGAAAAATAGAATTGATAGCTCGTATCTTTGCTGATACTGGAGTTTCATCTTTAATGAAGGGTATCTTACAACTCGTATGTAAATATCAAAACAAAGAAAGAATTATTAAAGTTAATAATAAATTTGTACCTATGAATCCTAGAGAGTGGAATACAGAATACAATGTAACTGTTAATGTTGGATTAGGTACTGGTAGTAAATCAGAACAATTAAGTGTTATGCAAATGGTTCTAGATAAACAAGAGCAGATGCTGACACAATATGGTCTTAGCAACCCATTAGTAAGTCTTAAACAATACAGAGATACATTAGCTAAATTTGTAAACATGGCAGGATTTAAAGATGAGTCTGGATTCTTAAAAGATATATCTCAAGAACAGTCAGACCAACTAGCACAACAACAAGCAGAAAGTCCACAGACTGACCCTAATACTGAAGCAGCTAAAATACTTGCACAAGTAGAAAAAGAAAAAGCTGAAATGCAGATGCAGTCTAAAATGGCACAATTAGAAATGGACAAACAAGAGCTTGAACTTAAAGTGCAAAAAGAAATGCTTGAGCTACAACAAAAAGAAATACAGTTTGAAAAAGAAATGGCTTTAAAAGAAATGGAGCTAATGCAAAAAGCACAGAATGATAGTGCAAAAAATGATGTATCTCAATCTAAAGAACTTATAAATGCTTTAGACAAGATTAATAACATTGCAGGAATGTAATGGATAAAAAAGCTGAAATTAATAGTGTATTAAATACTCAATCATTTCTTGATGAAATAAAAGATATGACTAAAGAGTGTTATGCAGAAATAGAAAACTCTAATCCAGAGGATGTAGCTATAAGAGAAAGAGCTTATCACAGGATTAAAGCAATAGATAACATGATGACTAGACTTCAATCAGTCGTAGATAGCGACAAGATTAAGGATAAATCATGGACAATATTATAGGCATTTAGCCTGTATGGTAATGCCACACCTAGATGGCGATTAAGGAAATACAATGAGTGAAGAAACCATGACTTCCGATTCAATGGAAAGTGGGTCAGACCTAACAATATCAGAAGCAGCATCTGCATTTGAAGGTATGTTGTCCACACCAGAGGACTCGAAAGAGCAACCAACTGAAAAGGAAGAAGATACACAAGAAGCAGAAGTAGAAGAAGCAGAGGTTGAATTTGAAGCTGAAGAAACTGAAGAAGTTGAAGAAGCTGAAGAAGAAACTGAAGATGAATCCGAGATTGAAGATGAAGAAGTAGTTGAGGAAGAACAAACTTTCACAGTAAAAGCAGCAGGTGAAGAAAAAGAAGTTACCCTTGATGAACTTAAAAAATCTTATCAACTTGGCTCTGATTATACTAAAAAGACTCAAGAAGTAGCTGAACAGCGTAAAGTTATAGAACAAGAAGCTAAAGCTATTATTGAAGCTAGAAAAGTTAGGGATGATTATGCTCAACGACTTCAAGCAGTTGAAGAATTTTTGGTTGGCAGTAATGACAGTCCAGAAGATTTAACAGCTATGAAAGAGAACGACCCAATAGGATATGCAGTTAAGGTCGCAGAAATGACCGAAAAGAAAGAACAGTTACAACAAGTGCAATCTGAACGAGAACGCCTTGCTCAAGAGCAAAACGCAGTAAGATCAGATGAAATGCAAAAGTTTGTAGAACAAGAAGCACAAAAACTGACACAATCCTTGCCAGAGTTTTCAGACAAAACCAAAGGCGAACAGATCAGAAATGAGATTCGCAACTATGGAAAAAAGGTTGGTTTCACAGATGAAGAATTATCTTCTGTCTATGATTCACGCCATGTTCTAGTTTTACATAAAGCTGCACAATGGGACAAACTTCAATCATCTAAATCAGGTGTAAAGAAGAAAGTTGCAAAAGCACCAAAAATGGTGAAGGGTGGAGCAAAAGTAAAACAAAATGCAACAGATAGAACTAAAAAACAAATGCAAAGGTTGCAGCAAACTGGTTCAGCCAGAGATGCAGCAGCTATTTTTGAAAACTTAATGTAAGGAAAAATAACAATGGCAGAATTTAGAACTTTTACAGCGATTGGGCAAAGGGAAGATTTAAGTAACACAATCTACAACATTGCACCAACCGAAACACCAGTAGTTTCATCTATTGGTAAAACAAAAGCAACAGCAACATACCATGAATGGCAGACAGATACACTATTAGCAGCTTCAGCAGCAGGTTTAAAAGAAGGTGATGATGCAGCTGGTGCTTCTGATACTCCTACAACTCGTGTAGGTAACAGAACACAAATTCAAGGTAAAACAGTACACATCTCTGGAACTCTTGATGCAGTTGATAAAGCTGGTCGTAAGACAGAAACAGCTTACCAATTAGCTAAAGCAGGACAAGAGCTAAAACGAGATATGGAAAAAACTATTCTTGGAAATGTAGCTCAAAATGCTGGTAGTGCATCAGTAGCTAGACTACTTGGTTCTATCCAAACATGGTTATTAACTAACTTTGTTACAGAAGCAACAGCAGGTTCTCCAGCAGGTCCAGTAGGTGGTAATGGTACAGCAGTTCGTACTTCAGCTGGTTCTGGTAACTATCTTGCTTTTGGCGAAGATAAACTAAAAGCAGCAGTTAAATCATGTTTTGAAAATGGCGGTAATCCAACTTTATTAGTTGTACCACCAACACAAAAACAAGCAGTATCAGCATTTGCAGGTATTGCAGAACAGCGTTTCATGGCACCTGCTGCTAAACAAACAACTATTATTGGTGCTGCTGATGTCTATTTATCAGACTTTGGTACTTTATCTGTTGTACCTGACAGATTTATGACTCCTGATGGTGGAACTGGTGGCGGTGAACAAGCATTATTGCTTGACCCAACTATGGCATCTATTGCTACACTACGACCATTTCAATCAAATTTATTGGCTAAAACTGGTGATAGTGAAAAGCATCAAATGCTTGTTGAGTACACTCTACAAGTATCTAACGAGAAAGCACATGGTATTGTTGCTGACTTATTAGTAGCGTAATAAAAATTAATGTTGCCCACTTCGGTGGGCAGTATTATTAAGGATTAATATGGGAAAATATAACGATTATTTAAAAAAATTAGAATACAGAAATTACAAAGCACATGATACTTCTGATGGAAAAGTTATAGAAGTTGTGCAAGATGTAAGTGATATTATTGAAAGAAACAAAATAGAATATAACAACAGCTCAACAAAATGGAGTGATGAACCTCTTGGTAACAAAATAGCGTCTCTACCTATGACAGTTGTAGATAAACTAAATCAACAAGGCATCATGAGAGGGCATCATGTATTAGACCAAAAGGCTTTTTCTAAGTGGTTAAATGACCCAGAAAACAGATTTTTTAGAACAAAACAGGGCAGAATCTAAATGGCATTTTTTACTGATTACGCAACACTACAAACTACAATAGCTAATTATTTAGCTCGTAGTGATCTAACTGCATCTATACCTGAATTTATTAGGTTAGCAGAAGATAGATTAAGTAGAGATTTGCGTATAAGACAAATGTTACAAATAGCAACAACTACTATTGACTCTACTAATGGAACAGTAGAAATACCAGCAGATTTTTTAGCTATGAAAGATATACATATATCTTCTAGCGATCCTATACAAACTGTTACATTCCAATCACCTAGTAATTTCTTTAGAAATACAAGAGCATCAACATCAGGGTTACCTTCTTTTTATACTGCATTAGGTAGCGAGTTTAGATTTGCTCCGATTGGTTCTTCAACAGATACAATACAAATGCTCTATTATGTGAAACCACCATATATGAGCTCAACAGTTTCATCAAACCTCTGGTTAGCAAATACACCTGATTTACTGCTTTACGCAGCACTTGGTGAAGCAGAGCCTTTCTTGATGAATGATGAAAGATTAGCAACTTGGTCAGCAATGTACGACAGAGGTGTTCAATCTTTAAGTAAATCAGATGATGAGGGGGAATTTCCTGCTCATCCAATGTCTATAACAACAACTACGAGGTAAACAACAATGGCTAATATGTCAGATTATTTAGAAGTAGCCCTTCTAAACGAAACACTCAATGGGGTAGCTTTTACAGCAGTTAATAACCCTTACATTTCTTTACACACAGCAGACCCTACAGATGCAGGTACTGGTGCAGAAGTTTCTACTTCAGGCACTTCTTACGCTAGAGTTGCTTCTTCTTTTGCAACAGCTTCTGGAACTTCAGGAGCAGTAGTAACAGATGCAACAGCAACCTTTCCTACAGCAACAGCTAATTGGGGAACAGTAGGATGGATTGGTCTTTGGGATGCAGCTTCTAGTGGTAACTTGCTTTACCATACAGCTTTAGATGCTCCTAAAACAATTGATTCAGGGGATATTTTTAAGATCACTGCTGGTAACTTATCAGTAACATTAGCATAGAGGATTAATCATGGCACTTGTATTTAAAGACAGAGTCAAAGAAACGACTACGACTTCTGGTACTGGCACAGTTACACTTGCAGGTGCTTCAGATGGTTTTCAGGCTTTTACTGTAATTGGTAATGCAAACACTACTTACTACACACTTGTTAGTGGTGAAAACTTTGAGGTAGGTTTAGGTACTTATACTTTATCAGGCACAACTTTATCAAGAGATACAGTTTTAGAATCTAGTAATAGTGGTTCTAAAATATCACTATCTGGAACAAGTGATGTATTTTGTACTTATCCAGCAGAAAAAGCTGTAGCTCAAGATTCAAATAATAATGCAATAGCACCACAACATCTTGCATCAAATGGTATTTTTACAAACAAAAATGAGGTAGCTACAAATTACACATTTGTTGCTAATCATAATGGAATGTCGGCAGGTCCAGTTACTGTAGCAAGTGGTGTAACAGTAACAGTTCCTAGTGGCTCTAATTGGGTGATCGTATAATGGCTACAACAATAAATGCAGATACAAGTAATGGTTTAAAAATAACTTCAGATACTTCTGGCGTAATAGAATTTCAATCAGCAGGGACTACAAAAGCAGGAGTTAATTCAACAGGTCTTACTGGAGATGGTTCTCAATTAACTGGTATAAGTTCTGTTCCAACAAATTTACAAATAACTAAAGCAGTTACAGGAGCAGTAACAGCTTTAAGAGGTGTTTCTAATGCTGCTAGTACTGGTAATGTAGGCACTTATCCTGTTGGTAATACTGTTGGTTCTGCTACTAATACAACAATGGCAGGACTTGTTCAGAATAATGGTACTGGTAAGACAGCAATTAAAGCTGCTGGTGGAAACAGAAATTCTTCTAATACCTCTAAAACTGATATGACAGTATTTGGACAATATTTAAATGGAAGTAATGTTTGGGTAAATAATAGTACAGGGTTAACAGTTGTTGCTCCTGATGAACTGGGTAGTGGTGCTAATTTTGAAATTGATAATGGTGTTGCTTATATTTGGAGAACACCAGACGGAAAATTTCAAGTAGCTAATTTTGCTAGAGGTAATAATGGTACATATGCAACAGCGTGTGTAATTATGTATACTGTTGTTGTTAATGAATCTACAGGAGCACCATCTGTAACAGGAACTGCTCGTCAAGCAACTTTTGGCGTTGGTGTTGGAACAGGTTCAGCAGGAACATCTGGTTTTGCTGCAAAAATATATGGCGAAGATAGGATTCAAGTAAGACTACAAGCTAACACTTATGGGTATTTTGAATTTTATTATGATACAGATTCTGGATGGGCAGCTCCTACAACTTCTGATGTAACTAGATACGATTATACTTATGGCTATGAAATGAGTACAGTAAATAATAATGCTCTAGCTGTAAATCAATACCAAAAATTATCTGGACTAGAAAATGCTGCTGCTAATAGATTTATACAAGTAGCTCCCAATGGTTTAAGAACACTAGTAGTAGCTTCTCATGTTATCCAAAGCACTACTCCTGTTAATATAACTTTATCTGCGGATTATGATTCAGATGGACAAACTTCAATGTTAGATTCTACCCATTGTATACAGATATATGTAGATACTGGTGGTAATAGAAAGATGAAAACTTTTACAATAGCAGCAGATGGTGCTTCAGTTACATTAATTGATACTTTTGTATTGCCATCAGGAACTGAATCAACTAAACATTTTGTATTTAAAGATAGTAAAAATTTCGTACTAGCAAACTCTCCAGATGCAGCTGGAATAATTAATAGTGTTGGATTAGATACTGATTTTAGTATTTTAGGAACAAATATAAAAACTTCAGCACTTGCTTCTGCACAGGTAAATTATTCAGGTTCAGGTAATGTATTTAATGTTTGGAATTTACTTCTTGGTGTATATGGATTTCAAACTTATACAGTTAATGCTTATTCTACTCCTCCTTTTAATTATGGTGGTGTAGCAGCAACTACAGCTTCATCTGGAAATGTAAGTGTATATGTTTCAGGAGTAGTTCCTGGATATTCAGGTATGACAGTTAATGAAGTTTTTTATATTAACAATACTTTTGATGGCACATTCACAAATAATGCTAATTTAGGAACTCCTAGAGTTGGAAAAGCTATTAGCCAAACAGAAATTTTATTAGGAGAAGTATTATAATGACTAATTTAATTAACCCAAATTTAAAAACACATTGCAAACAATTGTTAGTAGATACAGACTGGACAGATTTACCAAACAATACTTTAACACCAGAATGTAAAGCAGCATTTCAAGAATGGAGAAAATTAATAAGAACAGTTTTATTACAAGATCCTCTACAAGATGTTTATTTTGATGATGGAAGTAATTTGCCACCTCAACCAATAGAAGAATGGAGTAATAGCTAATGGCTAGTATAAAATTAACAGGTGATTCAAGTGGAGTGATCACAGTATCAGCTCCAGCAGCAGCAGGAACTAATACACTTACATTACCTGCAACGACAGGGACAATATTAGATACTAATAGTGCTTTAGTTTCTAGCAAATTAACTGGAGCTTTACCTGCTATTAGTGGTGCAGCTTTAACAGGGATTTCTAGTGGAGGTGTAACTCATTTAGGAACATTAACAACTACAAGTGGAACAACCCAAGCTCTAGCTGCTCAAAATTTTAGTTTATATAATCAAATATGGATTGTTACTGATAATGTAAGTGCTGGTGGTGCTGCTGATTTTCAAGTAGGACTTAATGGCGACGCAGTTATAAATGTAAGTGCTCAAATTCCAGCAGCTTCAGGTATGTGGGCATGGTTTAGAATTGATTTAAGAACTAATACTTTTCTTAATACTTTTGCTTATCCAGCAGCAGCTACATCTGGTTCAGGCACATTTGATAATTTACCAACAACAGGTGGTTATTATAATTTAAGTACAAATTACAGAGCAGTAACAAGTGGTGCTATAACTATAGCAATGGAAGGACAAACTTTTGATGCTGGTTCAGCAGAAATATATGGAGTTAAATAATGGCAACAACAATAAATGGTTCTACAGGTGCTAGTCAAATACAAGACAATACTGTTAGCAATGCTAAAGTAGCAGATGATGCTATTGGTATAGCAGAGTTATCAGCAACAGGCACAGCATCTAGTTCTACATTTTTAAGAGGTGATAATGCTTGGGCAACACCAAGTGGTGGAGGTGTAACTCATTTAGGCACAATGACTACAACATCAGGTACAACTCAAACAATAACAGGATTAGATTTTACTGACTTAAATTTCTTAATTTTTGTTGTGGCACAAGTTAGTCATTCAGATACAGGTGGAAGTAGAAAATTACAAATTGGTATAGCAGGTAATGCAGATTTCGCAGTAGGCGACCCAGTAGCAAATGGTAATTGTTCTATAGGACAATTGATATTTGATTTAAGGTCAAATATAGGTCATTTTCCACAATCACCAGGTAACACTCCAATTACATCAGGTTCTGATTTTGTGGGTGGTGGTACAGGACATTTACGATATAACATAGGAACAAATTTAAGGTCATCTTCTAGCACATCTGTTAGCTGTTCTTGGGAATCATCAGCTACATTTGATAATGGAAAAATAGAAGTTTATGGATGTAAATAATTAATTAACTAGGAGCAATAAAATGGCAGCAGAAAAAAACACAATAGTAACTAACCATCCTGATGGAACTCAAACTACAGAAGTTGTAGATTGGACACCAGAAGAATTAGCAGCTCATGCAGAAGCAGAAGCTAATGCTTGGAAAGGTAATAGACAATCAGCTTATCCATCTATAGGTGACCAACTAGATATGCAGTATTGGGACAGTGTAAATAACACAACAACATGGGCAGATGCAATAGCACAAGTAAAAACAGATAATCCAAAAGGATAAACAATGTTTGGTATAAGTACATATTCAGAAGTACCATTCAGCTCGTTAGCAAGTTCTACATTTAGTGGAATTGCAGCAATTAATGGAACTGCAACTGTAACTGTACTGACAGCAGGACAATTTGTTTATGGAACTGGAAGTGTAAATGGTACAGCTACTTTATCAGTTATAACTACTGGTCAGATTGTAGAGGGAAATGCTGGAATAAATGGAACAGCTACTTTAGCTGTAATAACATCAGGTCAAATAGTATTAGGTACTGGAGCAATAGTAGGAACAGGCACAGTAGTTGCTTTATCTGCTGGACAGTTTGTTTATGGAACAGGCTCTATATCTGGAACTGGTACATTACAAGGAATAGGTGGTTTTACAGTATCAGCACAGGGAAGTATTATTGGTTCTGCAACTGTAACTGCAAGTAGCACAGTTACTTGGTCAGGTAATGCAGCAATATCAGCAACAGGAACAGTAGTCGTAGATGGACATATTCAAGGTAATAATTGGACAGTAGTACCTGTAACTTCAAACACATGGAATAGGATAGCGTAAATTATGAGCAGAGATAAAATATCAGAATGGTCAGCAACAGCAGGTTCTAATACTGATGTAGGTGGAATTAATATTAATGAGGGTTGCCCTCCAGCTACGATCAATAATGCTATTAGAGAAATAATGGCTCAAGTTAAAGATTTTTCTACAGGTTATGATAATGATAATTTTGTAGTCGGTGGAAATTTAACAGTAGATGGTACAACAACTTTAACAGGAGTTCCTACTGGACCAACAGCAGTTGCTGGAACAAACACAACTCAATTAGCTACTACAGCTTTTGTTCAAACAAAAGTAGGTACTGTAGGCACAATGGCAGCTCAAAGTTCTGGTGCAGTTAATATTACTGGTGGCACTATTGCTGGTACAACTATAAATTCAATTACTGTAGGAAGTAATGGTAGTGGAACAAAAACTGTTTCTGCATCTAATCCTACTGGTGGTTCTGATGGTGATATTTGGTATAAGGTAGACTAAATGACTATCTATGTTAATGATGGTGCAAACAAAGAAGTTAGACAAGTGTTTGTTAAAACTGGTGGTGTATGGAAATCAGCTAATGAAGTATATGTAAAACATTCTGGTTCTTGGGAATTAGTGCATGGTGTTACTTATGTTACATTAACAGGTGATTCTGATGGTTTAATAAAAAACTTTAATTTAGCTACTCATTTAGGAGTTACTTCACCAGCAATTTTTTCTATCACAGTAGCAGCAGCTACAAACTTTGTTTCAACTAGCAACATAGTACCAGCATTTGATGTTGGTTCATTACCTGTTGGAAGTTCAGTATTACTTTCAATTCCAAGTGATTCTAGTATTACTGGTAGGGGTGGTAATGGTGGATATGGTTCTGATAGTGAAGGTGGAACAGGATTATCTGGAGATTTTGGTGGCACAGGATTATACACAAGATTCCCAATATCATTAACCAATAATGGAATAATTGGTGGTGGTGGTGGAGGAGGTGGGGGTGGTGGTGGTCGTAGAGTTTATAACCCTGCTGGAAATGGTGGTGGTGGTGCAGGTGGTTATCACGAAGAACAAAATTCAGACACAATAGATACTACTAGACCTCCAGGTGGAACAAATACAGGTTTATCACCAGGTAATAACAGATTAGTACCAGCAGGTTTTGGTGGAATAGGAGCTGGTCCAAGAACAGATGGTAGCACTTCTCCAGCAGCAGCAGATGGAACTAAAACAACAGGTGGAGCAGGTAGCTGTGATGTCTTTGGTGGAAGATGTGGTGGAGCTGGTGGAAATTTAGGCAATGTTGGTACTAGCAGTAATAATGCAGGTGGAGCAGCAGGTAATGCTATAGATGGACATTCCTATATAACTTATGTTACATCAGGAACAATATCAGGAGGGCAAGTAAACTAATGCCTACTAAACGAGTTCAGTTCACAGATTGGCTACCAGATCAGCCAGATAATTCAGGTGCTTTAAATGAAGCTAAAAATGTAACACCAGTATCTGTTGGTTATCAACCTTTTCCTAATGCTGAAGATTTTAGTGGAGCAGCAGCAGAAAATATTAACTCTGTTTTTGTAGCAAAATTTGATACAGAAGTAGTGTTGTTTGCAGGTGGTGCTACTAAAATATTTAAGTTTAATTCATCTACAGAAGCGTTAGAAGATAAATCTAAATCAGGTGGTTATACAAGCACATTTGCTTGGAAGTTTGTTCAGTTTGGAAAAACAGTTTTAGCTGTTAATGGTACAGCACCTATTCAATATTGGACAATAGGAACTTCAACAGCTTTTGCAGATGTAGCAACCTCACCAACAGCAAAACATATAACAGTTGTTAGAGATTTTGTAGTTACAGGAAGTGTAGCAGCAGGAACTTTAGGTCGTTCTACAGTAAGGTGGAGTGACATTAATGATGAGACTGACTGGACAGCAGGTGCTACATCACAATCAGATTTACAAGTAATTGCAGATGGTGGTAATGTTGTTGGACTTACAGGTGGTGAATTTGGTTTAGTCTTTTTAGAGAAATCAATAGTAAGAATGTCTTATGTTGGAAGTCCTTTATTCTTTCAGTTTGACAACATATCAAGAGGATTAGGTTGTTTAAATGGAAATTCTATTTGTCAATACAATCAAGTTTCATTCTTTTTAAGTGATGATGGATTTTATTCTTGCGATGGTAGTCAAGTAACACCAATTGGAAATGAAAAAATTGATCGTTGGTTTTTTGAGGATGTAGATTTAAGTCTATTAAGTAACATGACTGCTTCTATAAACCCAGCATTAAATATTGCTATTTGGAATTATGCTAATGTAGGTGGCGGTAGAAGTATGTTAGTTTATAATTGGACATTAGGTAAGTGGTCTAGGGTAGAAACCACAGCTACTGTTCTAGGCAATATAGCGACTGTCGGAACGACTTTAGAAGGTTTAGGTACTTTAGGGTACACCGACATAGATGTATTACCTGCATCACTAGATGCAAGACTTTGGGTAGGTGGTAAATTCTTATTTGCTGGTGCTACAGGCACAAAAATATCTACATTTACAGGCTCAACATATAATAGTGAATTAGTAACAACCGATCTTGAAGTTGGCTACAATTCTGTGATTAATTTATTAAGACCACAAATAGATAATGGTAGTGCAGATGTTTCTGTAGCTAGTCGCAGAGAATTAGATGATTCTGTTATATTTGGTGCAGAGGTATCTACCACATCAGAAGGTAGAGTTAATATAAGAACTGGTGGTAGGTATCATAGAGTATCTGTTAAACCTACTGGCTCATGGACAAATGCTATGGCTATAGATGTAGACTTTAAAACACAAGGCAATAGATAATGGCAAGAATGTATAGAACTTTGCCATATCAAGGTGGAGAGCCTAGAGCTGTTGCAGAAGTAACTAACAACGCAATGAATGGCAAAACCAATAATACTGGTTCTGTTACTTTAAGAGCTTCTAATACAACAACAACATTAAATGATGAAAGACTAGGATTTGATAGTGTTGTTTTATTATCGCCTTTAACTGCAAATGCAGCAGCACAGAATCCTTATATTTCTACTAAAGCTAAAGGAAGTGTAGTAATAACACACACAAGTGTAGCAAGTGCTGATTTAAACTTTGATTATATTATAGTAGGTTAAGTGTTATTATTGTTTTATGAAATTATATATTGTACCCACAACTCATGTGCAACAGTATTGGCATCTAGCTGAACCATTATTACAACTAGCTTTAGATAAAGGTAATGACGAGTTTACAGCAAGTCAATTAAAGTTAATGGTATCACAAGGGCAACAACAATTATTACTCTTAATGAAAGATGATAAATGTTACTGTGCTTTGACTGTGCAATGGATTATGTACCCTAACGACAGAGTTTGTTATATCACTTATATAGGTGGTAAAAATACTAAAGCAGGATTTGAACAATTTAAAAATTGGGCAAAAAGTAATGGTGGAACTGCTATACAAGGTTCTACTAAATTTGAAAGTATAGAAAGACTTTGGTCAAGACTATACAACTATAAAAAGAAGTATACATTAATGGAGCTAAAATTATGATGCACGATTATTTTCCAGAACTAGATGGAAACCAATCTATTGACAATGGTAAGTTGGGTAGACAATTCCACAAGGGTGGAGGTGGTGGTCAGAGCCAACAAACTACACAAAATATTGACCCTGCTATTCTTCCCTATATAACCTATGGATTAGAAGAAGCCCAAGACCTCTATAAAAGTGATGGTCCAAATTATTATCCAGGTCAAACTTATGTAGACCCATCTGCACAAACAACATCAGCAATGGGATTAGCAGAAGCTAGAGCAACAGCAGGTAGTCCATTAATACCAGCAGCTCAAACTCAAGCATTAAGCACAATACAAGGTGATAGGTTATCAGCAGGAAATCCTTACTTTGCATCTATGATGGCTAATGCAGCTAGACCAGTAGTTAATGAATTTAATACAGCTATTAGAGATATAGGTTCACGAACAGCAGCATCAGGAAGATATGGTTCTGGAGCTATGGGTGAAATGGAATCACAAGCATCAGAAAATTTAGCAAATGCTTTATCACAAAGAGGTTCAGAATTAGCTTATCAAAATTACGCTACCGAAAGAGGTAGACAAGATCAAGCAATAGGAAATGCTGGAGCAATAGCAGGACAAGATTATTCTGACATTCAGCAACTAATGAATGTAGGTAAAATGCAAGAAGGTTATGATACATCTGCTCTTAATGCAGATATTGGTAGATTTGAATTTGGTCAAAATGCTCCTTACAACAAACTACAAAGTTATTTATCAGCAGCTTATGGAGCACCAGCACCAGTTAATCAAACTACTACCTCAAGTGGGGGTGGTAAATAATGGCAATTTTTTCTTCAGTAATAGCTCCAATGGCAATAGGATTTTTGGCTGATAAAATGATGGGTGGTAAGGGATTAAAAGGAGCTGTGGCTGGTTTTGGATTTGGTGGTGGAGCTGAAGCAGCAGCAGGAGGAAAAGGTATGGTTGGAAACACAGCAGCTAACTCATTAGACGCAGGAACAGCACTTGGTAGTGGTGGCATGAATACATTTCAAGGTATGAACGCATTAGGCATGAACTCTGCTGTAAATGCAGGACTAGGAGTTGGACAAATTGGAAATGTAGTAACTCCAGAAAACACATCAAACCTATTAATGGATTCTGCATACAATGCACAAATAGCACCTTCAGATGTTTATACTGGCGATTTAAGCATGATGGAAAATCAAAAATTAGGACTAGATATGAGTGGCATGAACTCAATAGGTATTGATACTCCTATTGGATTAAATTCAACAAATCCTTTACCTGTAACTGGTGGTGGTTATGATTCAACATTAGGTGCTGAACAATTAAATTATCAACCAGACTTTACTCCAATAACAGGTGCAGAACAAGGAACAGGTGGATATGAACAATCAGGAATGTTTGACAATGGACTATTAAATTATCTAGGTGATTTTGTCCCAACTAAAAAAGATTTAGGTGGGTTAGCATTAAATATGGGAGTTAATGCACTTACTCCAGAACAAGAAGAAAGAATACGACACCAACAAGCAATGGTATCAAGAGGACAAACTGGTAGCTTGTTAGGTCAGGGTGGCTATCAAGGTATTGGTGGTCCATACATATCAAGAGCAGGATCATAAGGGAAAACTATGGCAAATAAACCAGAAATAAATAATTTATTTAATATCTTTGAAGGTATGAACGCCTTTGGAGCAGGTCCAGATGCAAGAACTAAGAGCCTATTAGATTCAGAATTTATAACACCAGAAACTGTAGAAGCAGCTAACAGAAGGTCTATAGGCACAGGTATTGTAACTGGATTAGCTAATTACCTTGCTATGCCAAAAAATCAAGGATTTGGAAGTGGTATACCTTATATTGCACAATCTTATTTAGCAGCTAATAAAGCTGCACAAGCTCCATTTCAAAGGATAGGAGATAAATATGCAATGGACACACAAATTGCTGAACAAAAAAGAGTTTTAGAGCAAAGAGGTAAAAGAGCTTTAGGTATTGACCAGTTTATTTTAAATAATCCAAATATGGAACACATTAGAAATTTAGATGATGCTACACAAGATAAAATTATAGCTGAATCTGCTAAAATAAAAATGACTCCAAAAAAACCTTTAGCTTTTAATATGCAACAATTTAATGACACAGTATCTTATTTACAACAACAAGAGCCAGATGCAGATTTGCAAACAATAAAAAACAAAGCATATAAAATAATTGCAGAAGCAAATAAAAATAACACAACAATAAATATGCCTGGTCAAGATGTTATTAATAAAGATTTAGGAACATTGTTTGTAGATACCATGAATGTTGGTGTTTCTGCTGCTGGAAACTTAACCAACCTTGCACGAATGGAAAATTTATTAGCTAATGCTAATCAAGGTCTTCAACAAGGAAATTTTACAGATGCTAAAGCATTAGGAAAAAGATTTGGGTTTGAGGTAGATGAAACAGAATTAGACTCTGAACAAGCTGCTAGAGCTTTGTCTAATAAGTTAGCTATTGCTTTAAGACCAAAAAGTTCTGGTGTTATGACAGATAAAGATTTTAAAGTATTTTTAGAGTCTGTTCCTGGTATTCAAAATACAGCAGGAGCAAATAAATTAATGATAGAATTTGCTAGGGACTCGGCTAACAGGCAAATAAAACTATCTAAAATGATGCGTGAATATAAGGCAGGAACTGTTGATGCTTATGGCAGACCTAAAAAACGAGGAGCAATGGATGATGGAGCTTATGAAATGGTTGCAAAGTATTGGGAAGGTGTTGCTCAAGAACGAGTAGAAATGGGACTTATAGCAAGAGGTGAAAAGCTCGGTGAACCAACAATAAGGGAACAATAATGGCAAAAGATAATGACATAGTAACTTGGGATGTTCCTTACAAACAAAAGAAAGATGGCAGTCCAGATAGAATTATATCTGTTAGAGCTCCAAGAAACGCATCTAAAAGTGAAGTTCAAGAATTAGCTCAAATTCAAATTGATAGAGTAACTGAAAATAATCTACAAAAAGAACAAGCCTACGAAGAAAGCAAAACTCCATTACAAAAAACAATAGGGGAAAATGCTTATGGAGTTGTTGAAACTATTGGAGCAGTAGGAACATCTCCTTTAGCTTTTATAATGACTGGATTTAAAGAAGAATGGAAAAAACAAAACCCAGATAAAGCGTTTCCTAAATGGGTAGATTGGGCAGATGGATATAATCCTTCTGGGAAAAAATCACAAGATTGGCTAACTACATTTGCTGAATCTGAAATGGCAAAACTTATGCAAGGATTACCACCTACAATGGGTGGTGGCTATAGTGCTTCTTTAAAAAATCAAGCAATAAAAAGACAAAAATTAAGAACAAAAAATAATTTGCTAAGTAAAAAAAGTGAAAGACCTACTGCTAAACAAATTAAAGATGATGCACAGGCATCATACAATAGAGCAGAAGAAGTTGGTGCTACTATTAAGCAAAGTAATTTTAAAAACTGGGCAGATAGATTGGAAGAAGCATTAGGTGCAGAAGGATATGACCCATTGCTTGAAACTCAAAATTCAATTATGGTAACTATTAAAAGATTAAGAGAGTTAGCAAATAAAAAAAGACCCATAAGATTAGATGAATTAGAAAGATATAGAAAAATGGCTTTAAATGCAACAAGAGAATTAGATTCAACAACAGCTAAATTAGGTGGTGATTTAATTGGTGAAATTGATGATTTTGCAAATTCATTAAATAAAAATTCATTAGTTTCTGGAACAGATGAAGCTGTAGCTGCATTAAAAGATGCAAGAATGAATTGGAAAAGAAAGGTAAAAATTAATGAGTTAGAATGGTTAGGTGAAAGGTCAAATATTAAACAAGGCGTTCAAACTACCAACAAATCTGCAATGGAAGTTATGCGTCAAGAGGTTGGTGCTTTATTAACTAACAAGAAAAGGAGAAGGGGATGGTCGGCTGAAGAAATAAAATCGTTAAAAGATTTTGCTCAAGGTGGAAAATGGGATAAAACTTTACAGAGAGTTTCTGGATTTGCACCAGAAAGAATTGCTTTTGGTGGAGGCGTATCATTGGGAGGTCCAGCATTAATTGGAGCTTATTTTGGTGGACCAACTGGAGCTGCTGTTGCAGCAGGTGGTGCTTATGGAACTGGATTGGCAGCAAAAGCCAAACTTAATAGCAGAAGCACAAACAAAATGGGTAATATAATGATGGATATAGCAACTGGTGGGCAGCCAAATAAATATAAGCCTGGTGTTAATTTAAACACAATAGATACATCAGCAGCCTTTCCTTTAGTTCCTCGTTCTTTGTTAGATTTGTATGACCCTAATTATGAAGAAGAAGGATATGGAATTCCATCTGTTTCAAAAAGTTTGTTAGGGGAGATACCTAATTAATGACCGATATTAACCCAGTAGAGTTTGGCAAAATGAAAGAACAGATCGAGCAATTACAAAAAGGTCAAGACGAACTACGAAAAGACATGAAAGAAATGTTGGCTTTAGCTAATAAATCTAAAGGGGGTTTTTGGATGGGTATGGGAATAGCTTCTTTTGTGGGTGGCTTAATATCTATAGCTATTAGAAACTGGATGCAATAATGAACAACAAACAAAAATCTTTTAATAAACTTTTTGGTAAGCCAGTTATTGTTACTCTTGCTGTATTAGCAGCACTACCTATTACACCTATTATTTTATGTTTAATTTATGGATGGAGTAACTAATGAATAACATAAGCATTTTATTAAAAAGACTTTCAGAGTCTACTACTTCGTGCATGGTAATGATGACACAAGGAAACTTACTAGCTATGACTCTAGGTCATTGGGGTAAAGCGTTACAGGTAGGATTAATTGCATCTGTAGCTACTGTAATTGTTGTAATTTATGGTAACAAAGATTGGTCAAATAATAAGTTTGCTATGGCAGGAGCTATAGGATTCTTTACAGCAATTGCTGATATGATGTCACACCATTCAGGATTTGGTGGAGCATCTACAGAAGCAATCGTTACAGGCATAGGTGCAGGATTATTATGTCTTGCTATGTCAAATGTATGGAGTAAAAAATAATGTTAGCAGCACTTATATCGCCAGTAGCGGCATTGCTAGACAAGTTTATACCTGATGCAGATACTAAAAATAAACTAGCACATGAGATAGCTACACTTGCAGAAAGACAAGCACATGAGATTGCGTTAGCACAGATAGCAGTAAACAAAGAGGATGCTAAAGGTGCATGGTTTCAAGCAGGATGGCGACCAGCAGTAGGATGGGTTTGTGTTGCAGGGTTTGCTATAAACTTTCTTATATCACCACTTGCTGCACCTTTTGGAGTAATAATACCTCAAGCTGATACAGCAACTATGTTACCTGTACTTATGGGTATGCTAGGTCTAGGTGGTTTAAGATCATACGAAAAGAAAAATGGTTTAAATAAATGATAATGGCAAGTCCTAATTTTAGTATGGATGAATTAACTCATTCAGACACAGCAGCAAGACATGGTATAG